CGATATATACGGCTTTCAATAACCGAAACGGTATGACTATCTAACAATAAATTATTGTAGAGTTCAGCCAGTAACAAAAAACTTGGGTTCTCAGAATCGGTTGCCAATGCGATGGCATTTTTCCAATCTTTTAAAGTCTTAGCCTGAAACAAGGTTGAGGCGCGCTTAATCTCACCACTAATGACTTTGCCTTTGTTTTCGCTACGGTTGGCAGCCTCAACTTTTATGCGACCGTCTGGCACATAACCTAGAAGTCTATCGGTAACTTTATCTATAAAACTTTTGCTCATAATATTTAGATGTAATAATCAGTATTTTTATTGTTGCCGTACATTAATGGCACCGTTGAATCGCCATTGGCATCTAACGGAACTGGCAAACCATCTGGCACTTCTTTACCGGCTTTTATTTGCTCAAGTAATTTCATTGCCCATTCCCATTCATTTACATAATCGGTAGGTACTTTACGCGATGCATTACGGCGGATGAAGTCGTACAATACTAATTTGACTAATATTTTAATAATCAAATAATGTCGGTCTGCACCGGTAGTATTAAAAATGGCGACCACATCAAATCTACCCTTAAGCTTAGCTTTGATAATTTCAATATTTTGAGCTTCTAAAGTCTCTAGTATTGCGGTTTGTGGTTCTGCGCTACGCTCAGTCAAAAACTGGTCGATTATATGTGCCTGTAGATCTGCTGCAATTAAAAATTTATATGCCATAATTAAAAACTTTGTGGTCGTTGATATCTGCCCGTTACGGGCTTTGTAGCCCCGCGCGAACTGTATATATATTTACTTAATTCGGTGATACATTGTTCATCGGAATCTGGAGAATCATCATTGGTTCTATAACCGGGTTCTAAGCCCAATAACTGAGAGATGCCCACCAAAGTATCGTTATGACTCTTCTTTTTAAGGTTGTAATAAATACGTCCATTTTGATAGTATGGATGCATTGTTAACATCCGATCAAACTTTTTAACCTTTGGTATATTAACTTTAATAATATTGAGTTTAATGCCGAATTCAGCTTCTACTTCAGCTATGGTTCTCTCGATCTCATCATTCCAAAATTGCGCTTCAAACCGCCAATGAATGATGACGGTTTCGGGTAGCGTTTTTTGAAATTGGCACATCCAAACAATAGGCGCGCGCATTTTACTGCGCTTAACAAAACTATCTATTAAAAAGAAGTCGGCGTTTTTTAAACCCCAAACTTTAACGGCGTTAAAATCGGAAGTAGCAGAACCTGCAAAAGCAACATCCCAATGACCTATGATAATTTTAAAGTGGTTTAATTTAGGTAATTCTGCCCATTGAATGTGTTCCTCTAAAAAGATACTTCCTTCAATATGTGGCTCATTATTGTACTCAGCCAAAGCAGCTAATCGGCCAATATCAGATTCAATATTTTTATAATACTCGCTATCATATTTTTGATACCATGTTGGCTCATAGGTTACAGGGTTGTAGGCCTTAATACCATGGATTTTCCACGTGGGGTGGCGCTCCTGTAAAAGTGTTTGAATCATTACCGGATAGGCTTTATTATTCGCCTGAATAAACCGCCGAATATCTCCGTCCATTGTAGGGATTAAATCGCCTTCAATCCACTTCACAATTTCCATTTGACGTTTAGGGTTTTTAATTGTGTCCTTAATTTCAATATCATCTGGCACAATGTGAGTTGGTCGTTTACTACCTACACGTAAGCCTCTTACACTTTGTCCTGTTCCCAAAGCCTGACCTATAAACCCACCTCTTGTAATAAAAAACCCATCTTCCCAAGAGCCTTGGTTTTGTTGCTCTCCAAAATCGCCAATTATTCTAGGATTTCCCTCAAACTCAGCTTTAATATCTTCCAATAATTGTTGTGCTCTTTTTTGGGAGTTTCCAATTAGAACTAAATATACTGGTTCTCCATTTATCCACAGCCAAAAAGGGATTATAATATCATTCCAAACAGATTTTGAAAGCGCGCGACCCCATTCACAAAAGCCTTTAAAGGTTGGATTCTTTTTAACCATATTGGCAAACTCAATTTGAAAGTTGGCGCTCTCTGAAGTAGCATAGTGTGGGAAGTAGTACTGAACCATAAAGCGCACATCTTTTTTGGCACGTTCAATACGCGCCAATTTATCGGCTTTGGTTTCATCGGGATTAATGACTCCTCCCGAACTACGGATGAGTTTAATTTTGTCCTGGTACCTTTGCAGCGCTATTTTATCCTGTTGTTTCAATGTTATTTTTTTGGTTTGGTAAAAAATTCGGAATGACCCTCAATAGGTTGGCGCGAAAAAGAATGCGTGACTTTATTTAGCTTAAAATTGTAGAACAGGTTGCTGATGTAACGAAATCGCCTACGCTTGGTAATTGGTTCAATTACAGTAAAAGGTTGCCCTACCTGATACACGGCACCTTTTCGCAAATAATAAATGCCTTTTTCTAAATTTTTTTGATATGCCGGTGCATCGTACCACCAAAGCTGAAACATCTTTTTTCTAAAGTCTAACCAAGCATTTAAACGCTGTTTAAACGGTATTTTTTTTCTGTTACTCATTATCCAATTTTTAAACTGATATCACTAAGGTGTTGCTCTTGAAAGTCAAGTAGCGACATATACAATGCAGGACTGTAAACTTGAACGGCTTTAAAGATGCTATCCATAACATCGAGGTAAACCGACAAAGAGATTTTATTTTCTTTGTCAATAGACAACAAAGCTTTATTGTATTTAGAGACTTCATCAGCTAAACGATTGGCTTTGTATTGCAATGCATCATGTTCCTCAAGGTTATCATTAGCTATTGCAGTTTCCATTTTTCGGATAAGTGTTAAGCGTTGTTCGGTTAAACGGCCGATGAGTTTTTTTAAACTCAAAATTTGAGTATTGGCACTGTTAAACCGTGCATCACGCTCTTCGTTCCACCCATATTTTTTAACCCATTGACTGATGGTCTTTTCTTGAACTTTAACCATCCGGGCAATTTCTTTTTGATTATTCCCTTGCAGTAGCAATTCTTTTGCCAGTCTGCGTTCGTTTTGTTTAGCCATAATATAATGGTACAAAATTGTAATAAATGGTTTCAATTTCTAAATTCTTGTACCATCATGGGACGTATGCTTACCATCATGGGGCGTATGCTTACCATCATGGGACGTATGCTTACCATCATGGGATTGAAATTTTCATTTATAGAAAGCATCATGCAATTTTGCCTTTTGAATATGAAAAAACCATCATTTACAATTATGGCCTATGCCGAAAATAAACGCACACCGCTTGAGATAACGGCTGTTGTTAAAGATAAAATTGCTTATCTCGGTATAAAAGGTTCTATCTATCGATGGAATACGGCCTCTAGTGTTGATATTGAAGCAGCTATTAAGGGTTTTAAAAAGGACGGCATAACCAAAGCCGAACTATATATTAACACACCAGGTGGCGATTGCTTTGAGGCTAACGAAATTGTAAACCTTGTTAAAGACAATTTTACTGATGTTACCGTAAAAGTTGGAGCCGTAGCCGCATCGGCTGGAACCTACTTTTTAACCCAATGGCACAGTACAGCCAAACGAAACAGCCAATTTATGATTCATAAACCAATGGGCAATCCATCGGGGAATGAAGATGAGATAGCTGCAGGTTTGAAATTAATCCAAAATATGACTCAGGATTACAAATCGGCTTATGCCTCTAAAATGGGTATTACTGAACAAGAAATTGAAAACCTTTGGATGAAAGGCGATTATTGGATGACTGCTCAAGAAGCCCTTAAAAAAGGACTGATTGATGCAATTGAACCTACCGATGAACCTATTAATGCCGAAAGTCGCTTGCAATTAGTTGCCTGTGGCGCACCAAATATCCCAAAAATTGAGAATAATCAAAACAAAAATAAAACTATGGAATTACCTGTATTAGCCGTTATGATTGGACTACCATCTGACGCAACTCAAGCTCAAGTCAACGCCAAGTTAGCTGAGCTTAAAACCAAAGCCACGCAGAGCGATGCTCTTGTACAAGCCGCCGCCGATAAGGCTAAAGTTGATATGGCAGCAAAGAAAAAAACGGTTTTAGATGCTGCTGAAGTAGCTAAAAAAATTACCGCAAAACAACGCCCTCATTTAGAGGCTATGGAACTGGAAGCTTTAGAAGCATTTTTAAAAGATGCGCCATCAATTAAAGCTATCTCTGACATTTTTGAACCCGGTACCAAAGGCGAAACCGAAGGTCGTGATAAATGGACTTATGCCGATTATCAAGAAAAAGACTCCAAAGCATTTGAAGAATTAGATGCTGCTGTTCAAGTAGAATTAATTGATGCGCATTACAAAAAAAACTAATCAAAAATAGAAAAATAGAAATTATGAAAAAGCTCTTTAAAATTATTTTAGCACTCTTGTTTATCGGTATTACCGGATATGCATTTAGCACCAACAATCACGATTTAGCTACCAACAGCTTAGAAGTGTTGAATAATGGCGCGCCAAGTATGGCGTTTGCCGCCGTCGCCAAAAACGAGTTGGCTGAACGTGAATTGATATTACATTTTCGCCATGCAGGCACTTGGCTAGACCGTGTGCCCAGTAAAAACCAATGGGTAGGCAACGACGTCATTAAACTTAACGAAATTGGTGCAGATCCAACGGTATTAATTGATAATAATACATACCCTATTGCTGTAACTTCACGTACAGATACCAGTACCGCAATTTCTTTATTTAAGTATGATACTACCAATACCAAAATAACTGATGACGAACTAAACGCTTTACCTTATGATAAAGTTGGCAGTGTGCAAGAACAACATCGTTTGACTTTAGAGGAACGAACTCAAGAACACGCCTTACATAGTTTAGCACCAGTTGCCAATACAGCCGATACGCCAATTTTAGTAACGACTGGAGCTGCTTTAGGTGGTGTCGGCACAAGAAAACGTTTAACTAGCGCCGATTTGATTGCTTATAAATCGACTTTAGACTTGCTCAAAATTCCATTAAATGGTCGTGTATTGGTGCTTTGCCCTGAACACGTAGCCGATTTACTGTTAGAAGATAAGGCTCTAAATGTGCAATATCAAAACCATCTAACCGGAGCAATTGCAAAAAACTATTACAGTTTTGAAATCTATGAAGATATTTATAGCCCTGTTTATGACGGTACCACTTTGGCAAAAATTCCTTTTGGAAGTGCTACACCTGGTGTGAATGCTTCTATATTCTTCTTAGCACAACGAACTGCTAAAGCTAGAGGTACTGTGACAAGATATATGAAAACTGCCGATACCGATCCTCAAAATAGAGAGACCGTTGTTGGCTTTAGATTGTACTTTATTGCTATACCTACAAGCTTAAAAGGTCAAGGTGCTATCGTATCTGGTACTGCAGCATAAAAATTATAAAAAGGGGAGCACTGCTTAACACAAGCAGGCTCCACCCTTATGGGGAATAAGCTATATGAACACAAACCTAATTAACACCGCATTAAGCCAATACGGCATCAAAGAAATTGAGGGATCTCAGGATAATCCTGAAGTGCTAAAATATTTTGATGCGATGGGTCTTGATGGCAAACAACTAAAAGACGAAACTTCATGGTGCTCGGCTTTTGTTAACTGGGTAGCCATTCAAGCAGGTGTTGATAGAAGTAATAAGTTAACCGCAAGAAGCTGGCTAAATGTTGGCAATCATGTGGACGAACCCATAATAGGCGACGTCGTTATTTTTTGGCGCGAGTCTAAAGACAGTTGGAAAGGTCATGTTGCCTTTTTTATCAGAGCCACCGATAACTTTATATATGTATTGGGCGGCAATCAAAGTAACGAAGTGAAAATAGCAGCTTACCCAAAAGAAAGACTGCTTCAATATCGCAGATTATGAACAAAATTTTAAATTGGTTTACAGGCGAGTTAGTAGATGCTATTGGTAATGGTTTGGATAAACTATTTACTTCAAAAGAAGAAAAACTACAAGCGCGTAATGAGCTCGAAAAAATCATAAATGCCAAAAGCCTTGAGCTTTTGCAAATGGGTAAAGACATCATTATGGCTGAGGCAACCGGCAACTGGTTACAACGCTCTTGGCGACCAATTTTGATGTTATCATTTGGTTTTATTGTGATGTACTCAAAATTTATTGCTCCGGCTTTTCATTTACCAAATACAGTCTTAGAACCCGATTTTTGGGAATTATTAAGACTCGGTATCGGCGGTTATGTCATCGGTAGATCTGTAGAAAAAGTTGCCCCTCAAATAACCGATATTTTTAAAAACAAAAACAAAAACTAAGTATCATGAAAAAAACAGAGTTGCAAGCAATTGCTGACAAAGAATTTAAAAAAGACGAAAATTTAGTCGAAGTATTTTTTACTTCAGACGGTTTTATGTTCTTTCATAAAAACGCTGCCGATTTACATGCTAATACCAATGTATCTGGTAAGAAAATGGAAGTCATTACGATTAAGAAAGAAGACTTTATTGTAGCTGCAGAACCAAAGCCGTTATCTAAAATGACTAAAGCCGAACTTGAAGCAGTAGCCAAAGAAAAAGGTGTGGATATTTCTAACGCCCCAAATAATGGAGAGCGCGTAAAGTTGATAGAAACTGTTATTAATTCTGAAATTGTAGCATAATGGGATTTAACGGTGTAAATATAAACAGACTCAATGGCGGTCTTGGTCGTAAAAATTCCGCTCAAGATGGCGTTTGCTTGCTAGTTATTGGTGGTGCTGTAGCAGCAACCGGATTGGCATTAAAAACAGCAGTTGAGTTATTAGCCATTGAAGATGCTGAAGCTCTTGGCATCACACCATCTTATGACGATACCAATAGCATATTGGCGCATCATCATATTGATGAGTTTTTCCGCGTGTCACCAAACGGCAATTTATTTGTGGTTTTAGATGACAACACGTTAACCACGGCCGAAATCAAAGCGGTGTTAATAGCCAATCCAACCATTAAAAACGTTGGTTTTGTTAGAAATAACTTGGTAGCACCATTAGATATGGCTGTTTATATAGCCAATTATCAAACAATGATAACGGAGTTAAGAACCGCCAATCGTAATATTTCAACTGTATTGGTAGAGGGTGCTGAGTTTATCTTAGCTACCTTAATTTCGGCTTATGTAGATGCACGAACTTATGCTGCAGGAAATGTAGCCATAGTGATTGGTCAAGACCCAATAATTCGCAATTTAAAAGCGGCTTATGCCACTTATGCGGCTATTGGCACAGCTCTAGGAGCGATATCTGTACGAAGCGTGAATGAGAATATTGGCTCGGTAGATATCCAACAAAAACCACGTGCCTTTAAAGGTAGTTTAAATTACTCTTTAACCGATGTGGCACGTCAAAGATGGCTTACAGCCGTTTTACAAGATGGTAAAGATGTGGCAAGTCTATCGGATACCGATATACAAGCACTTAACGATAAAGCCTACATTTTTGTGGGATTCTATAACGGTTATCCAGGCTTCTATTTTAATGACTCACATACTTGTATAATTAAGACATCCGATTACTCAAGAATTGAGAACAACCGTGTTTGGGATAAGGCAGCCGATTTGGTTCGTATCGCCTTATTGCCTCGGGTTAAATCGAATTTATTAAAAGACCCGGCAACGGGATTTATAAGAGATATTGAGGCTACTGAACTTGAGGTAATGGCCGAAAAAGCCATTGACCAAATGACATCAGCAGGCGAGATTAGCGGACGCGATGTTTACGTTGACCCTAAACAGGATATTACCAACGACGTCGCCTTAAAAATTAAAGGCGAACTGGTGTTTAACAACATCATTCATGAGATGAGTTTTGACTTAGGTTTAACCAATAAATTACAATAAAGATGACAACGATTATAAATGCATTTGGTAAAATGGCCGGTTGGAATTCGGTGACATGCCGTTTATTTGGCAGAGACGTAGTAGGTATTCGAAAGATTGCTTACGACGATGAAAAAGAGATTGACAACGAATACGGTGCCGGCGATATGCCTGTTGGCGAAAGCGAAGGCAACTATAAAGCCAAAGCCTCTATTGAACTGACCATTGAAGAGCGTTTAGCTATTCAAGATTCATTGCCTAAAGGTATGCGAATTCAAGATATTCCAGCTTTCCCAATTGTGGTAGCTTACGAATACCAAGGACGTGTTTACAAAGACGTCATTCACAACTGCCGATTTAAAAATAACGGCATTGATGTTAAACAAGGTGATAAAACCATCAGTACTGATCATACTTTGAATTGCTCACATATTAATTGGAACGTATAATGGCAGAAATAGGCAAAGCCTCTAAAGAGGAGATTGTTGCGCTTAAAGCAAAATACAGCGAGGTTTATGAAATTAAATCGGTTAGAGATGATGATGTACATTATACCTATGTAAAAAAACCCGATTTAAACATCATATCTGCAGCTGCAAAATATGCCGAAAGTGACCCGGTTCAAAGTGGTATGATTATGTTTAATTCGACTAGAATTGCTGGTAGTGATGCCGTAGTGAACGATTCTGAAATGGTGCTTGGCGTTATCCAGTACATTGGCAAATTATTTAAAGTAATAGAAGCTGAAGGAAAAAAGTTATAGCCCAAGCTGCCATAAATGACGATGACGGCTATGATGAATATCTAAAAGGCAATGCGCTGATAAGGCAGGCTTTTAAAATCGAGCCGGAACAGTTGCCTTTAGAAGCTTGGGCTAAATTATACCAAGAAGCGATTTGGTTAAAAAGATTAGATATCAAGTTACAATCAGAAATGCTAGCGAGGCTCTTTGGCGGGACTGAATCAAATTAAATAAATGAGAATTAGTTAATATTAGTTGATAACGAGCCTTAAAATTAAGGCTCGTTATTTTTTTAAAATTAGAATATGTCAAGTTTTAACACAAAGTGGATATTAGAATTGGTGGACAATATTACAAGTCCGCTTAAAAATATTGACGGAAACATCAAATCGATTTCCGGCAAGACTGGTGTGTTAAACAAACAACTTAAAGATACATCAGCAATTAATATCAGTGCCATTGCCGAGGGCTTTAGAAGTCTGAAAAATAGACTTGACGAAGCCGTTGCGCCAGGCATTAAATTTCAATCCGGATTAGCAGATGTAGAAGCTATTACAGGCGTTACCGGAAAGGCTTTAGACAGTCTAGGATTAAAGGCGCGCCAATCGGCTAAAAACTTTGGTGGCGATGCTTCAGATTCGCTCGAAAACTACAAAATTATCTTATCAAAACTAGGCCCCGATATCGCTAAAAGCGAACCGGCACTTGATAGTATGAATACTAACGTGTTGACCCTTTCAAAAACAATGAAAGGCGATACAAAAGGCGCAGTTGATGCGTTAACCACTTCGATGCTGCAATTTAGAATTGACCTTGCAGACCCTATAAAAGCCGCTGCCGAAATGAGCAATCAAATGAATGTGATGGCGGCGGGGGCTAAGTTTGGTTCTGCTGAAGTACCCGAAGTCACTCAAGCTATCAGAGTGTCGGGTGTTGCAGCTTCTCAAGCTAAAGTATCGTTTGCCGAAACCAATGCCGCTATTCAAGAATTGGCGCGTGGTGGTAAAGCCGGGGCTGAAGGTGGTATGGCCTTGCGAAATGTTTTAAATAAAATAGCGGGCGAAGATGTGATACCAGCTGAAGCACTTAAAAAGCTTAAGCATTATGGTGTCAATATGAAGATTGTATCTGACACATCTTTGCCATTTACAACCCGTTTACGAGAACTAGGTAAGGCGCAAAATGATGCTACGGCATTTGCGCAAATATTTGGTGTTGAAAACGCCGCAGGAGCTACTATCTTAACACGTAGTGTTGATGCACAGGATGACTTATTATCTAAAATTACAGGCACTAATGTAGCTACCGAACAGGCTACTACCATTATGGCAACCTATTCAGAAAAAATGAGCCGGTACAGTGCCTTTTTTAAAGACATCGGCATTTCAATATTTAATGGTTCTAAAAGTTTTTTACCATTTATTAATGGCGGCTTTGAAGCTATCGATGTGTTAGCCGATTTAAAACGCGCACAGCAAGGTGTTGCCTTGATAATGGATACTAAATTAGGCAAAGGCTTAAAAATGATTGGCGGCGGTTTTAAATGGGCAGGAACGCAAGCCTTTTTGTTTGGTAAATCAGTAGTCTTAACCGGTTGGAATGCTTTAAAATCAGCCGGAAGTTTTGTTTTTACAGCATTAACAGGATTAGGATCGTATGTGGTAGGTTTGGTTTCGGCCACAGCCGCACAAATGGGCTTAAACATTGCTATGAATGCCAATCCAATCGGTGCGATTGTAATAGGTATAGGATTAGCTATTGGCGCGATTGTTTTATTGGTAAAATATTGGGACAACATTAAAAATGCCATTATAAGTTTTACAACTTGGGTATGGAATCACAGTCCTTTTAAATTTATTATAGATTTAGTTGACATAATATTCCCTGGCTTCAAGGCAAAAGTTTCAGAAGTATTTGAATATGTAAAAGGTCTGGTACTCGGTTTTTGGAATAAGATAAAAGAAGTATGGGGAGATATTAAAAAATTCTTTGGTTTTGGCGATGATTTAAAGGCTGAGATTAAAGTTAAATATGATAAGGACGGAAATATAATTCCACCTCCAAACGAGCCGGACCCTTTTGGTGGCTTAAAAGTAAAACCAACTGGCAGTTTACCGAAAAGTAGTGATATGGGTGTAACCGGAACAGGAGGCGGCGGTTCAGGAAAATCAATTACGATGAATTTAGACATTAAAAACTATTTTAATATCACAGGCGGGCACTTAAAAGGAAACATTGATGAGTTTGCCGATAAGATTGTAGGTAAAATTAACGACAAATTGCGGGATGCCGCTATTTCACTAGGCTAATGAATAATTATAACATTGCACAATTGTTTGACCTTGCTTTTGGTATCAGAAGCATTGCCGCCTATAACATTAATACAAATCAAACACCTGCAGGTACAAATTTTGATTACAGCGGCATTCCTATTGCGAATAACGTACACGAGGCATCGCGTATGAGTCATTTAGGAACGCCTATTTTGGGGTCAATGTTATTTAAAGGAAAAGACTATCAAATATTTAATGATCTTGGCGATGTTGTGCCAAAATCCTTTGCCGATTTTGAATTGCCATCGGCTACACTCGTTAATTTTAGACGTGGCAAAATTATTACTAAAACAAAAGCTTTGGCAGCTAATGGAACAGTTAAAGAGATGTATGGCTTTGACGATTGGTCTATTGATATTCGTGGCTTATGCCTTCCAGATCCAAGCCATCCAACGGCCAAAACAGCTGAGGAACAAAAATTACAGTTATTGAGTTATGAGGGCATTGCAGACGCTATTCAAGTTATAGGTCAGCTATTTGACAATCATAAAATTTACAATATTACGATTGACGAAATAGACATCAATCAGTTAAAAGGCAAACCCGATGTGATTCCTTTTTATCTAAAATGTAGTAGTGATGAACCTTTAGAATTGAGAAAATAATGGTACTAGCGATGAATGCAAAAATAACGTTTTCTAAAACGAAAAGTCACAATAAGATTGTTCTTAAAAAAGTAACATCGGTTCATATAGAAAGCAGTTGGAAACGACTTACCGATACGGCTATAATTACCATTCCTAGAAATGTCATTTTTATTGATGACCAAAAGATAAAATTATCTATAAAAGATGTTAATAGATTCTTTAAAAAAGGCGACCCAGTATGTATCGAGCTTGGCTATAATGGACAATTTTACAAAGAGTTTGAGGGTTATGTTACTGAGGTATCAGCCGATATTCCGATTGTGATTAAATGTGAAGATGAAATGTATCAACTTAAAAAGAAATCAATTAACATAAGCCTAGAAAAGGCTACATTAAAAGGACTTTTGACAAAAATATTACCTGGTTATGATATGGATATTCTAGAAGGAACTGAAATTGGAGATGTAATATTTCCAAACAAAACAGTTCCAGAAGCGCTTGAGTATTTAAGAGATGAATTGGGACTATATAGTTATTTTAAAGGAAAACAGCTTGTAAGTGGTAAAATATATCAAGATGATGCTAAGTATTATAAAGACAATCCTAATTTAAAACCCATCAAGTTGCATCTTGAGAAAAATGTCGTAAACAATGACTTGAATTACAGGAATAAAGAAGATGTATTGATTAAAATTATTGCCATATCAATGCAAACTTACGGTGATAAATTGCAAGTTGAAGTAGGTGATAAATACGGGCTTGAAAAAAAATTACAATATCCAATGAATATCACAGTTAAGGCGGAACTGACGAAAGCTGCAGAGAGAGACTTAAAAAAATTTAAAATAGATGGTTTTGCAGGGTCTATTACGGCGTATGGTATTCCGGTTATTAATCACGGCAATAAAGTGGATTTAGTAAGTGACCTGTATCCGGATAGAAACGGTTTGTATTATGTAGAGGAAAAGGTTATTGATTTTGACGAAAACGGATTTAGGCGTAAAGTACAATTTGGCGATAAAGTAACGGCATAATGGGAAAAGAGATAGACGAATTTACAAGGCTATTAAAAGCGCAACAAAAGAGTGTTGTTAATCCGCAATTGGTTTGGGCAACGGTTAAAAGTGTTGACTATACAAAAAAGACTATGACGGCCACCAGTATTGTTCATGAGCTAGACTATTTTAATGTACTGTTAGGCTTGGGCTCATTTTATCGCAAACCAAAAGTAGGTACAAAATGTCTGCTTGGCGTTTTAGGCGATAAAACATCGGCAACATTTTTAGTAGAAGCTGAAGCATTTGAAGAGGCTAATTATATAAGCGGTAATACCGCCTTTACTATTAAAGAAACAGGTTTTGTTTTAAAGCAAGGCGACGAGAGTTTAAAAACGATACTGGACGATCTGATTGATGAATTAAATAAAATAGTAGTGATACAAGGTAGAACCATTAATGTGGCGGCTGTAACACTAATTAAACAACGATTAAATACTGTTTTAATAGCATAATAATATGGCAGCAATAACTGAAGCACAATTAGCGCAAGGACTTGAAGACTTATATAATTTTTGGTCTGACAAAGTAGATATTATACCTGCTGAAGCGCGACATCAATTAGCTATTGAGCAAGCCAATTTAATAGCCCAATTTGTGCAAGGTCGCACCACAACCGGTAGCAGTTCCGACGGTGCAACCGTAACAACGACGATACAATGACAGATGTACTCTTAAATATAAATGATGATGACGTAACCATTGCTAATGGCGATTTTGCTATTGGTGATAGTGTAGATCAGGAGGTGGGACTTATCCTGCGAATGAATAAAGGAGAGCTAAAGGAAGATCCATTGTTGGGAACAGATTTGATTAGACTAATTAATAGCAACACTTCTGAGCTCGAGGTGAAGCAATTGGTCAAAGTACAGTTAGCCAGAGATGGCAAAAGTTATGATGAGTTAAAAGAACGTATAAAATTAAAAACAACATAGATGGAATTTACAATAGCAAATATTTCAATTATAGTGGCTACCCTTTTTGGCAGTGGAAGCCTTATCGCGCTTATTTTTGAAAAAAGAAAAAATAAAGCGATAACTTCAGGTTTAGAAACAGATAATGAGGCAAAAATTATAAAAATTTATGTTGCTGCTCTTGACGATTTAGGAGTTAGATATGAAAAAAAGTTTATTGAAATTGTAGAAATGTACGAGAGAAAAGTCAAAGTTTTAGAGGATGAAATAAAGTTGCATAAACGGATTAACAACAATTTGAAAAGAGAAAATTTAGATTTAAGGAGACAACTGGATAATAAAGAATGATACTCATTTCGCAAAATAATCAGTCATTAATTGACTTGTCTATTCAGGCTACCGGGAGCCCTTTAAACTGGTTAAAAATAGCCTTAGCCAACGCTTTAGTACCTACGGCAAAAGTAACACCGGGAATGGAATTATCGATACCTGATGGTTTAGTGCTTAATAGTGATGTAGCAAGGTATTATGGCGCTAAT